AAAACTTCGACTAACGAGGGGCGGGCTGTGAGTAAATAAAGAAGAGAAAACCTCACAGCAAAAAGGGCGCAGCAAAGGATGCGTAGTGAGCAACCTTGCCAAGCACACCTCCAGCCACCTCGGCATCCTTCAGGAGGGTAGGGGCAACCTCAGACACAAACTTGTGCATGAGGGTCTCGTGCGGGGGGGGCGCACCGGGTGCGACAGGCGGTGCGATGTACGTCGCCGCCTTGGTGAAAACGTCACCAATTTTGTCGATGGCCGACTGAAGGAAGGTAGGGTGCCCATGGCTGACCACAGTGGTCTGATCAGCGCTTTGGACACCGGACGTGACAGCATGGAAACCAGCAGGGTCCTGCATGGTAAGGGTCTTTCCGTGGATGATGCTGCCAGAAAGCTCGATGTTGAACCAAGCCTCCCAGTCGAAGGACACGGGCGTTGTGCTGGGTGCTTGCATCAGGATGCCCATGTAAAACTGCGACTGCGTCGCGTAGTCCAGCTTCATCTCATCGGAGTTGATCGGTCCGGTGTAGTTGAGCTGGTGCCACTCACGGTCGAAAGGCTGATTCGATCCGTTGGAGTAGCCTCGGATGTCGCTGACGGCCTTGCCGTTCAGACTCTGGTGGTTGGGTTCGATAAGCGAATACACCGAACCACCGCGCGCAAGCTCCGTGCCAGTGAAGCGAGTGCGGATGGCAGCTGAGACGAGGCGACTTTGGATGCCACCGGGTCCTGCGTTGAACGACGCTGCTGCGTACTCCGAATTGGAGTAGACGTTGTTGCGGCCACCAGAACCGGTCGTCGTGTCCATGGTGGTGCCAGCGTAGGTTGCGTCCGAGTACGCAATCGTGCCTTGGTTGTTCGTGACAGCTGCCTTGGGGTCACAAATGATGTAGCCGTAGCCGGCGGTCCCAGTGGAACCGGAGCCACGAGCGTAGAACTTGACCTTGCGCGTGTTGGCGAGGCCGTCCGCCGGCATTCCAGCTGGAGGCGCTTCGACGGGGTCAAGCAGCGTTTTGGCATACGCTGTAGTGTGCTCACTCATGTGGAGCACGTGGGAGGAGGCGTGGGGGGGGGTAGCTCGGGACTGGGCGCCGGGTCGGCGCACGAGTCGGGACTGAACAGGGCGAACGTAATCCATGCGAGCGGGACGACGGTTCGCACGAGTGTTGCGGCGAGGCCGCTGAGACGGTTGAGCGCGCGAGCGACGATTGCCGCGCCGCGAGCGAGAGTTGCCATTGCGTGGCATGTTGTTTTTCATGCGTTCTTCGTTACGCGCCGCATGACAACATTGCTCATATCTCTCCAAGCCAGTGTGTAAATACGCAATCTGGCCGTCCGTCTTTATTGATTGCCGCAGGGACTCCAGGTACGGAAAGCGCACGAAAAGGCTCTCAACGTACCCACGCACCACCTCATAAGCTTCAGGAGCCGGGAACAATTCCGCCATAATGCTGGCCGCACGCAGAAGCAGATACGTGGGGTCAGTGTCTCGAGTGTAGTACAGGGAAGCTAGGAACTTGTCAACGCGTGGGTAGCGGACAAGGACGCCGCCATAAGAAGCTGACGTCGCTCCACAGTACTCAATACACATCTTGTCAGAGGACTGATGAACTTCTTTCACCACGATACCCAATGACAGCCAGGCGGACACAATGTGTTCGGCCGTAAATACGGTCCGAATTGCGGGCGAGATGGACAAAAATGAATCATCTCCACACAGGAGGGCGTTAATACGCTGCTCAAACTGCGCGCGCGTCGCGGTCGAATAAACCAGACCAAAAGCGTACGCGACCAGGCAATACAAAAACACTGTGTTAAGAAAAAGAGTTAGGAACC